GTACCAAAAAGATTAACAGAAATGCAAAAAAGGTTCGCAGAATACATAGTATTTGGTGGGCCAAACGGGCCTGTATCTCAAACTGAGGCGGCAAAACTTGCAGGATACAGCGAAAAGAGAGCAAGATCTGAGGGATCAGAGTTATTGAACCCACGATTATCACCGCTTGTAGTACAGTACGTAGATAAATTAAAACAAGAAAGATTAAAAAAGTTTGAGGTTAATTATGAGAACCACGTTGCAGAACTTGCAAGAATTAAAGAGGCGGCTTTGAAAAAAGGTAGTTTTTCATCAGCCGTAAATGCAGAGACAAATAGAGGTAAAGCCGCAGGCTTATACATAGATAGAAAAATAATTAAAACTGGCAAGCTAGATGATATGTCGTTAGAGGAATTAGAGGCTAGAATGAAAAAGATAGAAGATGATTACTCACAGATTATAGATGTCACCCCCGACCCAAAAAAGATCGAGGGTGATAAAAAAGATTAGTCTTGATCGTCGTCTTCAATATCCTCATCTTCGTCCATGTCTGGCTCATCTTGAACATCAAGAACATCTTTAATGTTAGCAATATCATTCTCTAACTTTTCTATCTTGTCCTCAAGTTCTTCAATTTTATTTTTTGGATCTTCCATTTTCTCCTCCTTATAGTTGTCATGAAATATTTTTTCCCACTCAAAAGCAATCATTTAATTTAATATTTTTTCCATAGAAATAATGCAACCTATTGGAAATATATTACGATCACTAAATACTTCTTCTTTTTCATCGTAAGAACTAAACGTCCACAAAAATTTTTTTGTTTTCTTATAGACATAGGCTTGTGTTACCATCTTCGCACATTCAAACTTATCAAACTCTTCTGGTGTGGCATGACCCGCATCGCCGCTAATATCGATCCAACGGATAGCGTAGAAGTAATATTTCTTCTTTCCTATCTTTGCGTGCTTGTATCTCTTTTTTCTTTTTCTTGCCATAATTTTGCCATATTTAGAGTTGCGATACCTAATAGTATAAAATTTTTTATATATGCGCTAGGAGTAAAAAAAATATTTTGGTGTCGCAAAATCACTGTATATCACCTATAAGCATTGAAAACATTGACTAAATTGACCAAAATTAAGGTGTCGGCACCCCCTCGGCACCCCCTCGGCACCCCCTCGCAAAATCGTTTTAGGTGTCGCAAAATTCGTTCATTTTGGGTCAAATGTCCAACGTTCATGGTCTGTTCCAAAAATGCGATATCGCGCCGACACCTTGCCGACACTTAATATGTCGCAAAACCTTGCCTAATTTATGCCATATTTTCGCTTCAATATCGCCATCTTTGACTCTGCTTCTTCAATCTTACCAAGAAGTTTGTCAATCTCTCCAGTGATATCAATGTGCTCAGGAATAATTCTAGTCGTAGTCAAAAGTATTTGTATCTTCACATCTGCATCTGCGATGTCAGCCTCATACTTCTGTAACATAGCTTTATAGATTATTTCACGCGCCATAGTATGCTTGCTCCTTTTCATCTTTAATTAAATCATAATATTGGTCTAATCGTCTTAAAAAATCATGTTTTGCTTTACGTAAATTAAGCCCGTCAATCTTGAATTCTTGGTAATATAGGTCAGGAGTACATACCATTATTACACATTGTTCAATGTTAGAGCCATGAACTTGGTCATGAGCCATGGCATATGCACCAGCTTGCAACTTGTAATCTCCAATCCACTCTTCTCTCTTTGGTTTGTTGGCTTGCTTAAAGTCAATAACAGTTTCTTTTCCATTATGTATTCCAACTAAGTCCGTAGAGCCTGCGTAGAGGCCCGGATAGTATAACGTGACCTCAGACCCAAAATATTCTGAAACGGGAGCTAGACCCACCTCTATGACCTTCTGAGCCATACGTTTCGTCTCTTGTCCTAACTCTGTTAAATCCTCGTAGCCTTTACCTATAACATAGTTTTCCAGATACTTGTGCATAGATGTTCCACGAGTTGCTGATTCGTTCTTGATTCGTTCAGCCTCTGTTTTTCCTTTTCGCTTTATCCAATCTTTTAGAAATTGATCATCTTTAGTTTTTCCAAGGATCGTGGTCACTGATGGAAGTCTATATCCAGCAACGTCATAGTTCCGTGATCCATGTTCCGTGTGCCGTGTACCTTTGGCATAGGAGTATTTATTATTTAATTTTATCATTTCTTCTTCGATGACGGCCCATGTACCAATCACCAGGTTCATAGTTCCAACGTTTACCATGATGGCCTCGTACATCAGCGTACCACATTCTAAGTCTTACTATTATCTTTTTTATCTTTAACATATTCAGGTCCAAATTGACTTATATTATTCAAAGGGGCAGAGTCGTGTATGTTTCCAGACACACTAATACGTGTGCAGTCAGAAGTAAAAGGACTTACCCAGTGCTTCAACCACGCTGGAAAGATAAACATATCTCTTTCCTCCGGAAAGTGAGACATGTAAGTTACAGCATCTCTCGGTCCTTCACCATATAAGAACTGTATACCTCCGGGTCCACAGCTCCTACCTTTATATTCTTTATTTTCTTTTTTCAACTCTTCAGGTATCTGTAGATAAATTACAAAAGACAACTTACCATCGTGATCGTGTGGTGGATTAAATTCATTCTTCTTCTGATAGTTTATCCAAAGCGCCGATAAGACATACTCAGGAGTCTTGTCAAACTTCTTCTTCGTATACGCTTCATAGGCCTGGTTATACAGACCTAGAGCACTAGAGATATAAGGCAGTAATCGTTCTCTAGACTCATCACCATAGCCTGTTTCTTTATCTATTTGTCCGGCTAACTTACCTCTATAATCTTCTTTATTACTCTCCGCTTCTTTCAATAATTTTTCTTGAAACTCTTTGTTTATTTTAAGTCTTATTACACATGGACCCCAATTAAACATATCTATTCTTACTCTTGGTTTATTATTCTGGTCTTTTTCCATAGCCTGTTCCTTCCTCTCTGTTACGCCAACGTTTATTCCAAGCATAAACACTCATTTTACTACCGATGTGCTCCATCCATGATAGAGGCACATCAATAATTCTTTTATAATACCAACGTATATCTAATATTAAATCAGGTATTGTTTTCATTTATTTTTTCATCGTATAGGTAAAGAACTCATTTAACTCTCTAATTTCTTTAACTATTTTATAACGTTTTTTAGCTGGTTTACTGGTGTAGAACGCAGTGTCATACACTTTTTTATTTTCATCATAAAAATAAACTACTGGCACTCCAATGTTAGCTGTGTCTTTATCATCTTTAAAATTTTTGTTGACCGAATTTTCAATCTCTTCATCAGTTTGATGAACAAAATCAGGGTCAAAAAACACATGTTCTGGAGTTAGTTTATGATGATCTTTATTATATTTTTTAAGAGATGCTTTCATAACATCTATAAAGGGTGTTTTTTTTAACAACCCATACTCTTTGTTTCTTTTGTCTTGTACTATGTACATTATTTTTCTCCTTTGTTTTGCGTCTTAGTTGGGACAGGTCTAGACGTTTTACCTGATTCTCCTTTGAAGAATTTCTTACAATGTTCAGCAAACTTTTCATCCTCTAACTGTTCAGCGAACATATTTAATATAGCTTTGTATGCTCCACCCGTTTTATAATCATCACTAACGGTCTTATCTTTGAATACACTTTTTATTTTTATTTTATTTTTTACTGCCATAATGATCTACAATTTTTTGTAATATAGTTTTCTTTGTTTGTGCGTATGGTAAAAACATCTTTGCAACTTCGTTTGCTCCACGATAAGATGTAGACCAACGCCACTGTGGTTTACGTCCTGGCCTGACCGTTCTGGGTCCCCACCAACCTATCTTTAAACTATCATAAACATACCTAATAGTTTTCTCATCAGTCATAGCAAGTTCCATTCTAATAAACCAACAGTAAGCGGGGTTCTTTTTGTTTTTCTTTTTAACCCAATATTGTTTGTATTGAGCACACCCCTCTCCATCAAATAAACCTGCTAGATAAGCTACTTCAGTTGGTGACAGCATATAACTTTGCATATTGTTTTATAAGTTTGTACCATTGTTTTTTATATTTTTCTTTTTTTGTTTTATTATAATTATTTGCTGCATTATTTATTTTATCTATTAGTTTCATGAACTTCATTTGACTTGTCCAAACGTTATTCTAATTACTGCCTTCAAAGGATCCCACGTAATCTTATCAATCTTTTTCGATTGACTGCAACTCATCAGGAATAATAGGATCATAATCCCTAGCCCAAATTTTTTCATCTATTTCTCCTTCTGACCAACAGTTTAAACATTGTACTATTTTACCCATACCTGTTTTTAAATATCCGTTGCCCTTACACTCTGGACATACTCTTCTACCGGTCGACATACGTTGGTTGATATTTTGGTAGCCATTTAAAATCTTGTTTTTTTGTCCAAGTTCTTTTCTTTTTTTTTCTATAAGTTATTTTTGGAGGCACTGGGTTTAGTTTTTGTTTTAAAAAAATAATGTTATCGACTCCTCTTTTTATTCTATCTCGTTCAGCTAGAATAGCAGCTTCTCTTTGTATAACTTTGTTTAACATTCTACTTCTTACATAATTTGGGTCTCTGCCCGCTAATCCACATACATAGTTAAAGTCTGTGCCATGTTTAATCCAACCTAAAGCCTCTAAAGCCACTCTAGTATCAGAGCAATAGAAAGCATCGTCAAAAGCTTTTGCTAATACTGATATCCAAAGTCTTTGTTCTGGCTCTTTGTTGTGCTCAACTGCTTGAGCTTCTAACCATTTATTTCCCTGTCTTGTTCTCGAGCTTGCCATTTAATTTTCTCACTTTCTCATTTGCTATTTTCTCTATTGTCTTAGATATGGACAAAGTGACATCGGGGTCTAAATTCTTCGACAATGTGTCCAATATCTTGTATGTTGCGTGTGATAACGAAACATTTCTATATTTTGTTGTGTCTGTCATATTTCTTCCTTTCACTCAATATAGGATAATCAAAGAGAACTGTCAATGAAATTTATTTTAATAATGAAAATATGTTCTGCCCTGTCCGGCAACTGCTTACCCGAACACAACGGTGGGGTGCATGATTCTTGGTATGATTGTGCAGCTGCGGGATCATTGAACACTCTTAATGCTATGGCAGAATTAGGTAAAGAAGACGTTAATAATAGAAAGCTTTTCGTTACCTTCAAGTGTGACCCCGTTATAGGTGCTTGACATTGTGTCAAGATTATGGCAAAAAGTAATTATCTTTTCTCACCTTTATACCTATCCCCTTTTTCCCTCGTTGGGATAGGTTTGTTTATTGTGGTGGTTCATCTCCACAGATATAACCAATAACTTGTTTGCCTTTATACTCGTGATAATAATGATTGCTAAATAATTTTCTTTGTTTTTTTTCGTGAACTCTTACGTTATGATGAAACCAAGATTCACATGTTTGTCCTGTTACCACTTCAAAAGACTCTTGTTTAATATCTCCAAACGTTGTTAAAAATAACAAGGTAATAATTACTGGTTTCATTATCTTCCTTGGCCACGATAGGGTTTACGTCTTGGTATGCGTTTGCCATAGCTTTTTGAATGTTTTCCCGGACGTTTTTTAGGTGTTCTTTTATGATAGTTATTTACACCGAAGAGTGGTTTTTTCTTAGCCATTATATGTCCTGACTATGATTAAGCATTTGTTGTTTTATTTTTTGTTTCTCTCTTCTGTATTTCTTCTTATGAGAGATAATTTTATTTTTAAATTTTAAAAGTATACGTACTACTGGATTTCTATTTTTGAGGCTCATCATCAAACTCTCTCATTTTAAAAGCTGTTTCGTGATTCGCTATCACGTATTTAATGACCCCGTTTATCTTTTGCTCTAAATCATGTCCGCAGTTTACACAACGAAACATACCAGGTTCAAAACTAACCAACAGTGTATCTGTTCTACACTCTGGACAGTTGCCTGTTACTATTGTGTGTTCTAAGTGTCCTATTCTAGCCATGGTTTGTAATTAACTTTACCATCTTCCCTGAAAGCACGCAACGATTGTTGTCTGTTTGCGTTGGACGAATATGAACAATGTATCCAACCTGATGTTGGTTCGTTGTCTCTGTAAAACTCTAATATTAATTGATCAAACTCTAATTCATTTTTTATCCACAGTGCTAACTCTCTATTATCTACACCAGGTATCTCAAAGTCTGCTGCAGCTGCACCATCGTCAGCTACATGTTGACTGTTTATACTGCTGCCTATTTCTGTGCAAAGCTGTGCACAACGGAAGCCACTAGATATTATTAATGGTCTATCAAAATGTGATCTCACTGGCTGTAATATATTGACAGCCAACGCTTTTAAGTTCTCAATCTGTTGAGGATTAGGATTATTGTTGATACCTTTTCTCTCCGCAATCTGAGACTTAGTTAACTCATCAAGAGTTATATTTGCTGTAAGTTTCATTATTATAGTATACTTAAAATTTTCTTACGATCCATATATATTTCAGTCTTAGCTTTCACTTTTTTACAAGTAAATACAACTCTTTCTGGGTTTACCTCGTTCTGCGCGATACGCTTGGATTTCAAACATTCGCTTAACGACGTTTTATATACATGCTCTATCATATTTCCGTTTAAAGTTAAAATAAGTGCGAATACAGTTTCTATCATTTTTTATAATTATCCAATGTTATTATATCTGGATTCTCCTTCATATATTGTTCTTTTAATACTGTCCAGTAACTTACTTTTGGATCAAAGTCTCTCTCACCAAAAGACTGCGTAGATACAAGACCTAATTCTGCACACATATTAATTAA